TGCTGCGGTTTCTCAACCTGCGCTACCCGCGCGACTACAATACGGTGCCGCGGTTGTATTTCTGGTTGTTTCATTTGTTATGGCTGTTTCCCTGGAGCGTGTATTTTCCAGCCGCATGGAAGCTCAGTTACCGCGGGCCGGACCGGGCCAGTCGCGCGCGTCTGCTGGCATTGTGCTGGACCGGGTTCATCCTGGTCTTCTTTACGTTTTCGACCACGCAGGAATATTATTCGATGCCTGTTTATCCGGCGTTGGCCTTGTTATTGGGATCAGCCATTGCAGGTGGCAGTGGAATTCTGAGGTTTGGGACCAAGGCCGTTGGAGTCATTGCCGGGCTGGCGGGGGCCACGATCACGGTGATTTTGTGGTCGGTACGCGATCTGCCGACGCCCGGTGATATTGCGGTGGCGCTCAGCTCGAATCCCGAACTCTACACGCTGTCGCTGGGGCACATGGCGGATTTAACGCTGCGCGCCTTCGCCTATCTCCGGCTGCCGCTCGCAATCGCGGGAGTCGCATTTCTGGTGGGCGCAGTTGGGGCGTTCCGGACGAGGCGTCCGGTTCCTCTAGCCGCTCTGGCTACGATGATGGTGTTGTTCTTGAATGCGGCGCGATTGGCGATGGTGGTGTTCGATCCGTATCTCTCATCTCGGCCGCTGGCCGAGGTGCTTCTCCGGCAGCCGAAAGGCCGGCTGATTATGGGCGATCAGTATTACACGTTTTCGTCGGTCTTCTTCTATACCGGCCAACGCGCGCAATTGCTCAATGGTAGAGTCAATAACCTCGAGTACGGTTCCTATGCTCCTGATGCGCCGAAGGACGTTTTCATCAACGATGGGGACCTGGCGCGGATGTGGCCGCAGGCCCAGCGATATTATCTGCTGGCGGAAGGGCCGGCAGTCCAGCATCTTGAACAAGTTGTGGGTAAATATGCGCTGCATCGAGTAGCCGAAAGCGGCGGGAAGTACTTGTTCACCAACCAGTAATCCAAGCGACGCTACCGCGGGCGTTCACCAATCGAAAAGATTTTTCGTCTGTCTATTTTCAGTATTTTAAGGACTGTATATCCGATACGTAGAAACTCTGGTGATACTTTCAAATCAGGAAGAGGGTTGCGGCTTCACGGCAGCGTGAGGCCGTTTTCATTTTTGGATTGCACGTATGCCGAAAGAAACAGAGAAACAAATCACGGCGCCAAAATCGTGCAGGGAATGTGAACATTGGCAGGAGATCAAGCAACAACTCCGGATTTCGGAACTGCTGGCGTCGGCGATCCAGGGGATCGAGGAGCGGCTGAAGTCCTCGGAATTCAAAGTGACGCTGGGGGATTACCTCAAGCTACTTCAGTTGGAGAAGGAGATGGAAGAGGAGGCGCCGACGGAGATCAAGGTGACGTGGGTCGAACCGGAGTCATCACCCGCTATCGAGAAATAGCCTATGACCCGCTGCCGTCGCAAAAAGAATTTCATGCCTCGAACAAGCGGTACAAGGGCTTTTCAGGGCCGATCGGGTGCGGCAAAAGCCAGGCGCTGTGCCAGGAAGCGATCCGGCTGGCCTATTTAAACGCGGGTAGGCTCGGGTTGCTGGGGGCGCCGACATATCCGATGCTGCGCGACGCCACGCAGGCGACTTTGTTGGAGATTCTCGATGAGAATGCAATTCCGTTCGAGCACAACAAGGCGGAAAACACCTTAACGCTGAAGGACACGAGGTCGCGGATTCTGTTCCGGCCGGTGGACGAATTCGAAAGGCTGCGTGGAACAAACCTGGCATGGTTCGGGCTGGATGAGCTTACGTACACACAGGAGGCGGCGTGGCTGCGGCTAGAAGGGCGGTTGCGGGATCCGCAAGCGAAACGGTTGTGCGGTTTCGGTGTGTGGACCCCGAAGGGCTTCGACTGGGTATACCGTCGGTTCGTGGCGCAGAAGTCGGACGATTATCACTTGGTGATCGCCCGGCCCTTTGAAAATCGGTTCCTGCTGGGGAAGATTCCGGAGTTTTATAAGCGCCTGGCGCAGAGTTATGACGAGACATTCTACAAACAGGAAGTACTGGGCGCATACCTGAATATCACCGGCGGGCTGGTGTACAGCTCGTTTTCACGCGAGGAACACGTCAGGGAATTGAAGCCAGACCCGTGGTTGCCGCTGCTCTGGGCGTTGGATTTCAACGTGGACCCGATGAGTTCGTTAATCGTACAGGTTGTGCGCGGGGAAGTGCGGGTTCTCGGAGAGATTGTGATCCGCCACGCAACGACGATGCAGGCTTGTGATGAATTTTTGAAGCGGTTTCCGGAACACCGGTCTGGAGTTGTGGTGTACGGAGACGCTTCGGGAAATAAAGAGCAGACGACGGGTAGTTCGGATTACGACATGATCCGCGACTATTTTTCGATCCACATGAGCGCGCCGGTGCAGTACCGGGTGCCGAAGATGAACCCGAGCGTGCGGGAACGAATCAACCTGACGAATGCGAAGCTGCGGTCGGCGTCGGGGGAGACCGGGCTGCTGGTGGATCCCAGCTGCAAAGAACTGATCAAGGACTTCGAACAGGTCAGCTTCAAGCAGGACAGTTACCAAATCGATAAAGACAGAGACCGGCAGCGCACACACTTGTCGGATGCACTCGGCTATCTGCTATGGCAGGAATGCAAGCAGGGCCCGAGTATCGGCGAACGCCAGGGGAGAATCGTTTGAACACGCCAAATATTAACCGCGAGCACCCCGAGTACACGGCTCGGAAGGCGATGTGGAGGCAGTACAGGGACTTGTACTCAGGCGGCGAACGGCTCCGCGGAAACGCTTCCGAATACCTGGTGCGGCGGCACAAAGAGCCCGGGGAGGTTTACGCCGAGCGGCTGAACCGGGTCTTCTATGAAAACTACGTTGGCTCGATTGTGGATTGGTACGCCGCTACATTACTCCGGCGCGAGCCCGTGCTACTGTTCGACGGCAACGACAGCACGGCCAAGGCGTTCTACAACCTGCTCGCGGACGATTGCGACCTGAAGGGCACGAATTTCAGCGAGTTCTTCCGGCAGCGGTTCATTCAGGCCTTAGTCTGCGGCGCAAGTTATTTAGTGATCGATTTTCCGCGATCCAATGGGCCGGTATTCACGCGGGCCGAGGAGGACGCGTCGGGGAGATCGCGCGCCTATCTAGTCGACTACAACGCCGATGAGGTTATCAACTGGAATTACGACCAGAGCGGGTGCCTTGAGTGGGCGGTGATCCGCACGTCTTGCCTGCAGCAGTCCAAAGTCACGGACATCAAGTGGGAACGTGAGACGCGATGGATCTATTACGATCGCGAAAATTTCCAGATGTATCGCAAGGCAGGTGAAGGAAGTCCCGTGGAGCTGATCGACGAGGGGCACCACGGATTGGCCGCTCTGCGGCGTGTTCCACTTTTCCGGCTTCAGGTGAGCGAAGGGTTGTGGCTGATGAATAAGGCTGCACTGCTGCAACTGGAGCACTTCAACAAATCGAACGCGCTCTCGTGGGCGCTGACGATGAGTTTGTTCGCGACCCCGGTGGTGTATTCCGACCGGGAATGGAATCAGATTGTCGGTGAATCGTATTACATCCAACTCGGCCCCCAGGACCGGTTCGGATGGACCGAACCTGAAGGCAAGGTTTACCAGATAGCCGCCGATAACCTGGTGCGACTAAAAGATGAAATCTATCGCGTCTGTTACCTGATTAGTCACGCGGCCACCGGCAGTTCCGGCGACCCGCGGATCTCCGGGATAAGCAAGCAGCGGGATTTCAGCATCACCCAGGAAGTGCTGCGCGCATACGGCGACGCTGTAAAGGACCTTATGAAGCAAGTTCTGCGGGTCATTGCGGCGGCGCGGCAGGATGGCGTGACGATCGATGTTTCCGGGTTCGATGAATTCGACATCGGTGATTTCAGCAACGAGCTGGACGATGCAAAGAAGCTGTTGGACCTGGGTATCGGTTCGGAAACTCTGGTTCGGCAGGTGTTCAAAAAGCTGGCGTTCAAGTATCTTTGCGACGCGCGTCAGGAACTGAAGAACCAAGTGGCCGACGAGATCGACCGGATGAAGTATCCGGTATAGGAGACATATGGAAGAACCCGATGTGCAAGCGATCGTGCGCAGCGCGATCCAGGAATTCGTTAATCAGGAACAAGCGAAAAGCGAGCCGGCGGCGAAGGCGGAACTCCAGGAGGAGCGCAAGCGGCGCGAGCAACTCGAGCGCCGCTTGAACGAGCTGGTGGAAGAGAACAAGCGCAGCAGGAAGGTGGCCGAGGAGGCGGAACGGGGTGCGGCCGTGCGCGCCGAACTGCAGCGGCTAGGGGTCGCGAAAATCGACCTGGCATTCAAGGCCGTGCAGGACGGGATCATGCGGACGGAGGACGGGCGGCTGGTGGCGCGCGGCGATTCGGGCGAGGTCTCCGTCAAGGACTATCTCACGGCGTTCGTCAATGAGAACCCGGAGTTCCTGCCGGCCCGGATCAGCGGCGGCACCGGGATGACGGCGACGTTGAAGGCGCCAGGCGGACGCGAGACGATTGACGTCGAAAGAATCCGCCCTGGGATGAGCGCGGAAGAGATGCAGCGAGTGCGGGAAGAGATCGTGCGCGTGGCATCGCAAACCCTAAGAGGAATGTGAACGAAAGATCCGGCCCAGCGGCCGGCAAGACGAAGGAGTAAGGAAAAGAATGGCAGCAATTACCTCAACTAACGTCGCAAACGCGATTGTCAAGCTGGTGGCGGTAGACGCATTGCCGGTGCTGGTAGGGAACCTCATCATGGGGAACCTGGTGAATCGCGATTACGAGCCGGTGCTGGCAAACGCCGGAGATACGGTCAACATACCGATTCCGCCGACCATGGTGGCAAACAACATCGTGGAAGGCGGAACGGTACAGACGCAGAATCCGAGTTTGGGGAACGCGCAGATTGTGCTGAACACGCACGCGGAGGCGACGTTCCAGATTCCGGATGTGACCAAGGTTCTGGCGGTCCCGGATCTGCTGAAAATCTACATGGAACCGGCAGTGGCCGCAATCGCGCAAAGAATCGAAAGCGATCTGCTGAACCTGTACGGCAGCTTTACGGCGAATGCCCCTGTCGGGACGCCGGGCACGCCGATTACCGAAGCGGTGATCGACGCAGCAGAAACGGCACTGTTTCTTGCGAAGGTTCCGCCGACCGAGGCCAAATTTTTCGTTGTGGACGCTTCGACCTATTCGGCGTGGCGGCAAATTCCGCGATTCAGCGAATTCCAGACGGCCGGAGATGCCGGCTTGGGGGCGCTTATCTCAGGAACTGTGGGGAAGGTCAAAGACTTCTTTGTCTTCCGCTCACAGTTTGTTCCGAAGACCGGCAGCAGCCCGGTTACGACCCACAATGTCGCCTTCACGAAGAGCGCCATTGGGCTGGTGATCCGGCGGCTGCCTCAACCGCTTCCCGGCACGGGGGCGATCGCTGAATACGCCGAACTCGGCAACTTCGGGATGCGGGTGGTGATGAGCTACCAACCCAATACGCTTGCCCAACAGTTCACTGTTGACGTGTTATACGGTTGCGGCGTGCTGCGCAACACCGCAGGAGTACAAGTCAATACGTAAGGCGAGACCACAGCCAGGCGGGGGCGGAACGATTCGCCCCCGCTGAACGCGCAGGAGGACAAAAATGGATTTGAAACGCTATTACGAGAAGATTCGTGAACTGGAATCTACCATCGAGGAAGCCTTTGCCGTGGTGGTGAGTGTGGAAACGGCCGACGGCGGTAAAGCGGGAACGTTGACGGAGGTGGCGCCCCGAGTTGCGGCAAAGATGGTGGTGGATGGGGTCGCACGCCTGGCGTCCAAGGAAGAGGCACAGCGCTTGCGGGAGGCTCAAGCCGAGGCGCAGCGCGTTATGGAGCAGGCCGCACTGGCGAGCCGGGTTCAACTCACGGTATTGCCAACCAGCGAATTGAACCGCCTGAGGGACGCGGCACATCCCGCGCAGGACTAGGACGAGCGGTATGGCATTGTTTACGGACGGTCCTGTGTCCGGCATCGAGGATCTGACGGCGCTGGACTCGCAACTGCTGGACGTGGCCAGCACCGAGGGGATCGACTTGACCCGCAAGCTGGCGGCGGCGCAGGACGATCTTAATGTAGAACTGACGGTGCTGCTCAACAAGGTCCGCTTCGCCGATCAGGCATTTTGGGCGGCCGCCGTGCCGGGCCTGGGCAGTGTCGTTGTGACGGCCCCGCTAAAGCTATGGCACACATATCGTTCACTCGAAATGGCGTACCGCGACGCGTACAACAGCCAGTTGAACGACCGGTATTCGGGGAAACGCGACCAATTTCACCAGCTGGCCGAATGGGCTTGTGAAAAGCTGATTCAAACGGGTGTGGGAATCGCGGCCCAGCCCTTGGCGAAGGCCGCGACGCCCCAGGTGACGGCTATTTCGGGCGGGCTGCCGGACGGAACGTACTACGTGAGCATGGCGTGGGTGAATGCCGGCAACGAAGAGGGTGGAAGTGCGACGCCGGCGGTAATCACGATTGCATCCAGCACCTTGCAAGTTCAACCCGGCGATCCTCCGGAAAATGCTGTCGGATGGAACGTGTACATCGGCAGTGATGCGGAGTCGATGGTTTTGCAAAATCAGTCGCCGATCGGCGCGGGAACAATGTGGCAGCAGACCATGGCATTGGCGATGGCGGGACGGACTCCGGGGACCGGTCAGTTGCCCACGTATCTGAAACCCATTCCGAGGATGATCCAGAGGGGATGATGGCGGCAAGAATCGGCAGCGCGGTCGCCACAAAGGTGATCCAGAGAATCAATGCGCCGAGCGGAGTGAATGCCGGCCTGGCAGCGTTGACGCAGGGGGACAATTCGCTCGCGAGTCCCATCGACGCTGCACAGGTGCGCGCGCAAAACATGGCGGCAGATCTCGTGGACCGGAGCACCGCGATTCGGTATCCGGTAGTTCATGTCTACTGCGAAAAGATCGTCAACGATTTAAGTGAAAAGTTCCGGAGCTTTTCGGGCCGGGCGCAGATGACGGTGGAACTTCGGCATTCGCAAGACAACCTCAACGGGCTGCAGAACACGGTGGAGCTCTACGCGGATTCGATCACGCAAATGCTGGACGCGGAGCGCGGCGACTGGGGAGACGGTATGTTTTACAGCGGCGGATACGAGGTAGCGCTTGGGCCTGTGAAGCACGGCGGCAAGAATTTTATTCAGGCGGCAAAGATCACTTTCCAGATCGGAGTGAGCAGGAACTGAGATGGCCACGTATATTTCTTCGAACGCGAACCGGTTCTATACGGCGCTGGAGAGCGCCTACGGAAATGTGGGGGCGATCACGTCCGGCAGCCGGATCCCAGCATTGAAGTTGAGTATTCGGCACCACCGCGAAGTGGTCAATCGAAAGGATAAGACGGGGAGCCGGACTTTTGTGGGGTTACCGGGAGGCGGGCGGCGGCGGACGGATTTCGAGCTGCAGACGTACTTAACGAGTTGGCCGAAGGCGGAGAGCGGCCCCGGCTATGGCCCGCTGTTCCAGGCGGCGCTGGGCAGCGGGCCACAGCGGTTTCAGGGGGGCACGGTCTCTTCGGCTACCGGCGGCAGGATCACGTTCGCGGCTCCGCACGGATTGCAGGCGGGCCAGGCGGTAGCCTCATCGGGAGAGGTCCGATTCGTTTCGGCGATTGTGGATGGTAATACCGTCCAATTGAATGCGCCGTACGTCGTGACTCCGGCTGCAGGCACGCCGATTGGCGCCGCTGTTACTTATGTCGCGGCGACGGAAATACCGAGTGTGAGCCTTTTCGATTATTGGAGCCCGGCGACAGCGGTACAACGTGTGCTTTCCGGGGCCGCGGTGGACCAGATGGAGATCCTGGTGAATGGTGATTATCACGAGATCCACTTCAAAGGGCAGGCTCAGGATGTTATGGATACCAGCAGTTTCTCGGTAGGCGCCGGTCAACTTCAGAGTTTTCCCGCCGAGCCGGCGCTGGACGCGTTCGACTATTCGATCGTTCCGGGCAATATGGGACAGGCGTGGCTGGGCACGTCGCCGGCACAGTTCTTCACGATTACGAACGCTTCCGTTGTGGTGAAGAATGCGCTGGACACGCGGAGCCGAGAGTTCGGGTCCAGTCTGCCGCGAGCGATTTCACCGGGGCAGCGTACAGTGACTGCGTCGTTCGACCTTTACGGGTTAGATGATGACGATACTAAGGCGCTGTATCAGGCGGCTCGGCAGCAATCGCCGATCACGGTGATGTTCCAGCTGGGCGAGATCGAGGGGCAAGTGATGGGGGTCCACCTGAAAAGCGTGATTCCCGAGGTGCCGGAATTCGATGATAGCCAGAACCGGCTGCAGTGGCGTTTCCGTGCCTCGCGGGCGCAAGGGACGGTGGACGATGAAGTTGCAGTAGCGTTCGGATGACGATGACCTACAAAAGCGTGGCGGTGGTGGAGTCGCGGGCGGCGCCGGGGGTGACGTTCACGGTCGCGAAGATGTCGTATGCACGGCGGACGGAGTTGATGCGGCGGATCCGCGAGCTCGCGCGGCACATGGAATTTCTGCAGGCCGGGCAGGAGCCTGGCGACAAGATGGATGCGGCGCTTCTCGAAGCGGAGATTAGCCGGCTGTACGTGGGCTGGGGCCTCCGGGCTATTTCGGGGCTGGTCGTGGACGGGTCCGAAGCGACACCCGAACTCTTGGTGGAGAGCGGCCCGGAGGCTCTTTTTCGAGAAGCGCTGGAAGCGGTGCAGGCACACGCCGGATTGAGCGAGGCGGAAAGAAAAAATTAATCGTCGCCTTCCACTTTCAATTTTCAAACCAGGACGGTTGGAGGTGCGACGTTTGCCGGAAATCCGGACTGGAGCAGAAGCGGTGTTGCGGGTGGCTCGGGCTTGGGGATGAGCCGAGAGCGGCGCCGGTGTGGGCACGCGGGAATGTTTTTTTGACGACGTGCCCAAAAGCATACATCACGGCCGAGAGCCGAACGCTAGTGGAGGAATTTTTCGCTCGGCGCCGACTGGGCGGATTGGAATTGGGGAAGCTCAGCGGCCGGCAGGTGGACGCGTTTTTGATTCTGGAGGAAGCGGTCGCGGGGGAGATCAGAGATGCCCAGCAACACTCAAGAGACGCTTTATGACAGTTTCAGGGCAGTCGCGGGGGGGCTTGCGGCTGTATCGGGAGTGCAGGGGAGCGTGATTCAGGCCGTCACGGGAGGTTCACAGGGCGGCGGAGGATCGGTGCTCTCGGACGTCGCGAAAGTGTTTACGAGCGGACTGGGGCTGGTTCCACTGTTCAGCGGCCTGTTCGGGCTATTCGGGGGCGGTTCCGAAGAACCGCCCCCTCTGGTGAAATACTCGATGCCGGAGCGATTGTATTTTCAGGGCGCGAATACCGGGAACGGTATCACCGCGGCCGACTATGACCAAATGGGGATGCCGCGAGTATACGCCGCGGATCAGCCATCTTCGAGCGAGACGACCAACGCAGCGTCGTCGAGGGCGACACCGCAAATTAACGTCAATGTGCAGGCGATGGATTCGCGCTCGTTTCTGGATCACAGCTCCGAGATCGCGCAGGCCGTGCGGCAGGCGATGCTGAACTTGAGCTCGATCAATGACGTGGTCAGCGACTTGTGAGATGGCTGGAATTTTTCCCAAACTCAGCACGAATGCCGTTGCGCAGTATCCCGCAACCCGCAAGGTTCTGTTTCGGAACCAGGTGCTGCGGTTTGTGGACGGTGCGGCGCAGCGATACCGGGACTCAATCGGGCCGCTTCGTCAATGGGACATTCGGCTGGACCAGCTTGACGAACGCGAACTAGCAGCCATCGAAGGGTTCTTTGCCGAGAATCAAGGGCGCTTCGGAAACTTCGAATTCATGGATCCGTGGGATGGCCAAGTGTATCCGACCTGTAGTTTTGCAAGCGACGCGCTCGGGCTCGTTTCCGTGGCCGAAATGAACGGGCGGACTTCGTTCACGGTGAGGGAGAACCGGAGTTAAGATGCTGGTCTATCCACAACTGACGACTGGCGCGGTGAGTCAGTTTCCGGCGCAGAAGCGGCGCAAGTTGCGGACGGTGGTGAATGCGCTCGGGGATGGGAGTTCGATCAAGCTGGCCGATCCGCCGGGCGAGCTGACGGAATGGCAGTTGCAATACGCCGGCCTTTCCGATCAGGAAGCACTCGCGCTGGAACAGTTCTTCGAATCGGTGGAAGGAAGCTTGGGCGTCTTCACGTTTCTTGATCCGACGGCGAACCTCTTCAGCTGGAGCGGCCAACTCGACCACCGGGAATGGACGAAAGGGCCATTGCTCGCGCTAACCGGGAATGTGCCGGATCCCGTCGGAGGGATGAACGGGTGGAACTTGTCGAACTCCGGAGCGGGGGTACAGAGTCTTTCACAAACGCTAGAAGCGCCGGGCGGGTATGTCTATTGCCTGAGTGTCTACGCGAAAGCATTCGCGGCAGGGCTAAAGATCACGCTGTTGTGCGGTTCGGCGAGACTGGATCGAACCTTGGAAACGGAGTGGAGCCGGATTACGTTTTCGGGGAGCGGAGACGCGCAGGCCGAAACAATCGACTTCGGCATCGAGGTCCCGCCCGGCGGATCTCTGGATCTCTACGGCATGCAGGCGGAGCCACAGGCGGGGGCTTCGACCTACAGGCCCAGCACGACGGGCGGTGTCTATTCGAACGCGTGGTTTCGTGACGATTTCCTGGCCGTCACCGCGACCGACGTGAACCGGCACTCCGCCACAGTGAATATCAATGCAAACCGTCTATGAGCTGAAGGAACAAGCGCTCACCGATACGCCGGTTCTGGTGTTCGACTGCACCCTCGCGGACGGGCAGACGGAGCACTGGTGTACCCATGGGATCACGGTCTCGGGAACGGTGTACCAGGCGCGGGTTCTCGAACACAGCTCATTCGAAATACAAACGGCATCGGATCAGGGGGTGGACGGAAGCCCCCGCATTTCGATTCTTCTCGCGAACGCCGACTCTCATTTCTCGGAGATCGAACACGCCATCGGATGGAAGGGCGCGCGTCTGACGGCCGGATTTCTTTTCTATGATCTACGGAACCAAACGGCGGCTTCCGAGACCATGGTTCTGTTTCAGGGGATTTGCAATCCGCCGGACGAGAT